TATCTGCCTCGAATATACCTCAAGCACCTATTACAAGATCCGAATCCAGAACGCTTCGGCTATCTCAAGAGAAGGAACGAGGAGCTTACGCCAGAAGATCAAGAGGCTCTGGGTGTCATCAACGAGCTAGACCCTGCATTCCTTGTGTCGCAAGCCATACAAAGACCGATCAGAGATCTACAGTTTATAGAGTTTATGAACTCGATAGCGGGTAACAACGCTTGGACGGTAGAAGATGACGTTCTGATGGTGAAGTACACAGACGTTAATGGTAATGAACAAGAGCAGAGTGGTTTATATTTGCTGGATCAAGTGGCAACGCTGCGTCAGATAGCTGATGCGGTAGAAGCAGCCGATCCAAACAAAGCAGCAACCTTGCGGCGGCAGGCGGAAGAGCTAGATCAAACGGTGATTAAGACATTCACCGAGCGCGACATCATGGAGTATTACAACGAGCCTAACCGGGATGTAACCGGGGACACTCAGGGTTATGGTGCTGCGTTTAAACGAGTTCCAAGAGGTAAGCAGTATGGCATGTTGTCTGGCAGGCTTGTCAGATCAGAGATATACGACAACGTAATCTCATCTGGATTCATGTTGAACCTTGGCGATCAGTCATACGTCAATATAGGTAGTAAAGGCAGGAAGCTGACCGCTATCTGGAAGACCATCAAGGTGCCTCTCAACCCACCCACGATTGCGCGTAACACGTTCAGTAACGCGATCCTTATCCATCTATCGGGTGTCCCATTCTACCGTGTGTTGCCACGCATGATTGAAGCCACCCGCGAGATAGTTGCTTACAACAACGGCGACTTCGCTAATGCCAAGCACTATCAAGAGATGCTGGCTCGTGGTGTAAAGCAGTCATCGTTTACAGATCAAGAGCTTGTCGCCATGCAAGATGACATGCTCGACTTCTTAAAGTCTGTAGATGCAAAAGACTTAGGGTTGTTTGGCTGGTTGAAGCTCAACACATGGCAGCGGTTGGCACAGAAGGCCAGTAATATCTATCAAGGCATTGAGGTGGTGGGTAAAACAGCCATCGCCATTGATGTCATGGATCGTCAAGGCGGCAGTGCAGACGATGCCTTTTTGAGAGCGCAGGAATACCTGTTCGATTACGGTGATGTGCCGGATGTTGTCAGAGGATTACGGCAAAGCCCACTAGGTATTCCGTTCCTGACGTTCCAATACAAGGTGCTGCCGGTACTAGCAAAGACTGCACTGCGTAACCCTATGCGATTCGCCCCTTATGTGGCGCTTTCGTATGCGCTGCCAGCACTGTTTATGAATGCTTTCGACATAGACGATGATGATTATGATGAGATCAAGGCATCCATGCCCGATTACATCAGAGGCAATCCGGGTCTGATACCGTTGCCAGCCAGAGATGCCGAGGGCAGGTTACAGTTCTTGGATACATCGTACTTATATCCTTGGGGGTCGTTCACCAATCTCATCAATGGGGCTTTTGTCAGCGGCAAGAAAGCGGTTGGGGTAGGAACACCGTTAGAGCAGGGTATTCAGCTTAAAGATATTTCAAGCACACTTGGCATGTTCGGTGGCCCCGGCTGGTCGCTGTACGACATAAGCCAAAACAGAGACTCGTTTACAGATAGGCCCATCGTTAATCCGACTGATCCACTGTATATCAAGGAAGCTATCGAAAGACCTTTTTATAACAGAGGTAAGATCACCGATGCGATGTTCTGGGCAGCGAATCAATACTTGTTGCCGGGGTTCTTGAACACAGAATACGGCGCGGTTTCTAAAATCAACACTGCGTTGAAGGGTGATAGCAAACCAAATGGAGTCGCACCAGATACTCTTAATCAATCTATGTTCCGAATGCTTGGTTTAAACGCGATCACTCTTGACCCCGACCAGATACGTCTTTCGTTGCAGTATCTGGATAGAGAAGAAAGTCAAATCAAAACGGGTATCAACCGTCTGAAAAGAGATAAGACGTTATCCAGACCAGAAAAGAACAGGAGGATTAACGCACACTTCCAGACGTTGGAGCGATATAGACTGCAACGCAAGGCTATTATCGAAGCAGCAGCCACCACAAATCGAGTCACCAATAAGCTCAGAATACGAGATGAAAGAAAAGCTAGGGAGGGGAATCGACCATGAGTTTAGTCGGACAATTAATTGGGCCAGTTACAGGGCTGCTAGATAAGTTCATCGAAGACAAAGATCAGAAGAATGCGCTGGCACATGAGATCGCAACTATGTCAGAGCGTCACGCCCAAGAAGCTCTCAAGGGCCAGCTTGAAATCAACAAGATGGAGGCGGCACACAAGAGCTTGTTCGTTGCTGGGTGGCGACCTGCTATTGGTTGGATCTGTGCGCTGGGCCTGCTCTACAACACCATCATCGCCAACATAATCAGCATCTGGGTGGCTGTGCCAGAGGTAGATACAACGCTCCTAGTGCCCGTTATGATGGGAATGTTGGGGTTGGGTGCTATGCGTTCATACGAGAAGGTTAACTCCGTGGCGCGGGAGAAGTGATGAGCAAGCTAATCGAAATGATTAAGCGCCATGAGGGTGTTAAGTCAAAGGTTTACCTGTGCAGTGCTGGATTTGAGACCATAGGTGTAGGTAGAAATATCAGCGAGTCTGGCCTTGGGTTGTCTGATGACGAGATCGAATACTTGCTGGCGAATGATATAGCGCGTGTGAAGGAAGAGCTTGAAGACACATACTACTGGTTCAGCGGCATCAACGAGGCGCGGCAAGATGCAATGATTGATATGTGTTTTAACCTTGGTCTGACCAGATTGCGTGGCTTTGTGAAGGCTTTGGAGGCCATGTCGCGTGAGCAGTTCGATATTGCGGCAGACGAATTCATGGATAGTAAGTGGGCAAATCAGGTTGGGATGAGGGCGATTCGCGTTACGGAAATGATTCGCAGCGGAGAATATAATGTTTAAACGATACGCCAAGGGCGGAAAGGTAAAGAAGAAAAAGAGTAAGTCTCGCGTCAACGAGGCAGGTAACTATACCAAACCTGAGATGCGTAAGCGTCAGTTCAATAGGATCAAAGCTGGCACCAAGGGCGGGAAAAGTGGGCAGTGGTCAGCGCGTAAAGCCCAGATGTTAGCGAAGGCTTATAAAGATGCAGGCGGTGGGTACAAGTAATGCCGTTAAAGAAGTCACAGAAGTCGCTGAAGAAGTGGACAAAGCAGGATTGGGGCACCAAGTCCGGCAAGAAATCAACGCAAGGTAAGAAGGCGACAGGTGAAAGGTATCTCCCGAAGGCGGCTAGAGAGGCTCTATCAGACAAGGAGTACGCTGCCACTTCCAAAAAGAAACGAGCAGACACAAAGAAAGGCAAGCAGTTCTCCAAGCAGCCCAAGAAGATAGCTAAGAAAACAGCGAGGCATCGTAAATGAGTTTGACTGATGCAGAAAAGAACAGGCTCAAGAAGGTAGGACTGACAGGTTTAAACAAGCCCAAGAGAACACCAAGCCACAAGACCAAGAAGGGTGTTGTTGCTGTGCGTGATGGCGGGAAGATGAAGATCATCCGCTTTGGCGACCAGAAGATGGGCCACAACTACTCGGATGAAGCGCGTAAGAGTTTCAAGGCCCGTCATGGGAAGAACATAAAGAAGGGCAAAACATCTGCGGCTTTCTGGGCAAACAAAGTTTTCTGGAGTGGTAAGGGTGGCAGCAGAAAGTCACCACCTAAGTCGCAGAAGCAGAAGTTCGGGAAAGATTAGTGGCTATCAGCAGAGCGCAGCAGGGTAAGCAGACTAGGAGCGGCCCTGCGAAAAAGAGGTCACCCAATAATCGTTACCAAAAGAAACGAAAGTAAGTAGATCGTGGCAATGATGCCAATCCCAATCAGAACGCCTGCCTTTAACTCGTCTTTATTCACAAGCTCTCCCTAAGAACCCGCCTTCGGACACTCGGACGGGAACGAGCAGGAGAGAGTGTGGTTAGTTTCTCAGTCCGTCTTCATTATTTCCTGCTCTGCCACTCCATCGCAAGTCAGTAATTATAAGATTTGATTCGCCACATCCGGGGCATTGCTTTGGGTATGTTTGTTTAAACGATTTAATATCGCAATCTAAACACACAAAGTGCCATTCACTTTTCGATTTCTGTTTGGGATTCGTGGGGTTCGTCTTCACCATGTGTCCGTACTACTTTACGCTCAAGAAGTAGAGGTAGTCTAAGCCACGTTCCCCCGTTGTCTCTAGCGATCTCTTCAGCTTCCTCTCTCGTATCAGCTTCCACCTCTGTGTACTTGCATGTGATCTCATGCACAACGATGTGATACTTCATTTGAACTTGCCGCCTCTGAGCTTTATACGGCGATTGCCAGTTCGTTGTGAGTTGTTGATGCGGCCCGACACATTAGATTTCTTCTTTGGCATCGACTCTTCGTACTTAACCTCACCGAAAGGGACTTCCTGTATCTTGCCGCCACGCGCCAAGAACTCTTCTATTGTTTCTTTGGTCATTGTTGCTTCCAAAATCTACTAGCGATGGATACACGCTTCTTATTGCGTGGTGACGCAGTAGAAGGCGCTTCTGGGGCTTCTAACTGTATGTATATAGTGGCCCCTAGCGCACCTGCGATAGTCTCTACAGCCTCAAAGCTAGGCTTCCTCTTGCCCAACTCTACCTGACTGATGTACCCACGATTCATGCCTGACTTATCCGCAAGCTCCTGCAAAGACAGATTTTGATCTGCCCTCATAGATCGCAGCTTCTCCGTGTACCAAGTCTTCACGCTTGCACCTCACTCTCAAACAGCTTCAAGTGCTCGTTTAAACGCTCTCTGGCTTCCGGGTTGGTCTTTAGTTCTGATCGAGACTCGATGCCGCAGATAAATCTAATTACCTCTGCTGCATAGTTCTCGTCACTTTGATTCTCGTCTACGGCATGCCACTGATAGTAATTCATCCTTGCCCATTGGATGTACGACTCGTCCCTGCATATCAGGTTGGCCCTAGCCAACGACTTCTCAATTTCGGTTGTGGCCCTTGGCTTAACGGGGTTCTCGTAGTCATCTATCTGGGCGCAAGCAAGCATGTATCGTTGCCCGATAGGGGCGGTAGCCATTTCCTTTGGGACATCATCGGGGTGAAGAACAAAGGACAGCACCATGCCGTCCTTCGTCTGGCGGTACGCATACTTCTTTGCTTCAAAACTCTCTGCTATATCTTCGCCTTTCATTAGTGCATCTCTCGCTCTGGCTCACAATCTCCACATGCCACATGCTTCAATACCACGACGGTCTTACCGCGCTGGGGAAATATGGCTGGATCGCCTCCATCAGTACGGTCAGGATCAAGCGGATTGACTATAGGTTCATCGTCTTCATTTCGTTCTACAAGCAAACCAAACTGGATCATGTCTTGAGCGTAAAAGAGAAGCTCGGCAAGATCGTTTGCAGACAAGTAATCAGCGAGATCCGCAACGCTATTACACTTGGAAAATCGACGGTGCTTAATCATCGTAAGCTCGTCAAATAAGTCAGCTTTTTCTTCAAGAAGATCGTCATTCATTTTGAATATCACATCGTCTTCCTCACGCGCAGCGTCAAGTTCTTTTTGATGCTCAATCTGCATCTGTGCAATCTGTTCACGATGTAGGAATGCAGCAGCTTCTAGCTCACTCTTTAATTCCTCGATGACATCATTCTTCGTCTTGTAGTATTTCTTCTTCGGTGCTGTCTTCGGTGCTTTCTTCTGGGTCATATCCCTTTCCTTCGTTGCGTTTAAACATTTCGATCCATGTAAGTGGGTCAATGCCTTCCATCGCCCACCACCTTTTCTCATTGCCATAAGCATGTAGGTGCCTGTGGTGGTCATCGCAGAGCGGGACTGCGTGTTGATCTCCGCTTCGCCTCATACCGCGCAACCCATCATCCTCAACAAATGTGAGGTGGTGTGCCTGCGCGGGGCGATAGCAAACCAAACAGCCATGCTCTCGTACCAGTTGCAGATACTTCCTGCTTCGTAGCTTCTTAGCCCAAGTCTTTTGTTTCAAAGTCTTTAGCTATCTTGCTGCCAATCTCGTAAAGCTCTTCGAGTTGGCGAACCCTTTCAAGTGAAGCGTCCAGCCGTTTGTCGATCTCGATCAGCAAATCCTCATCGTCAATGTGGTGCATCTCTTGGATCTTCAACACCGTAGCGTTGATCTGGTTTAGCTTCAGTCTTGCGTTGCGCTCTGCAATCTGCGACTCACTGAGCCGCTCATGCAGATCCATAACGTGTGCTTTGATCTTGCTCATACGAACTCCTTACATACCAAAGTCCGAAAAGTCTGCATCATCAGCCAGTTTTTCGGTAGCTGCTTTACCAGCAGACTCCTTTTTAGCCTTGAGTGTTACCCTGATATATGGCTGACCAGCTTTAGACACGTTCTTGTAGCCGTTCAGATAATACTCAACGCCCTCTACTTTGATGTCGCCCTGCATGTCTGCATGCCAATCTTCTTTCTTGTCCTTGTTCTTAAACAATGCGCCAGATTTTTCGTTATCGTATTCCATTAGAATGGTAAGTCCTCGTCTTCTGTTGTTGGTTTCGTTGCCAGTTGTGCTAGTCGCCCCTTGATCTTGTTAGCAAATGCATTCCAATCAGGGTGCCCTTCGTACTCTTTCTTGAGTGAGGGAAAGTGCTGACCCATGACAGCCTTCGCCTCCTCCGTTGTCTCCACAGATGCAAGCTCATCAATCAGAACATCTGTGTTCTGCTTGAAGAAGTCCTCCGATGTGGGCACAACATCTGTCTTGACAGGCTTCGCTTTTGCCTTTGCTTTTGGTGACACGCCCTGCTTCTCTTCAATGGCGTACTGCACCTCATCTCCGCTGGCGTATTCGCCCCCACCTAGCCCTAATGCAGCGAGTGCTCGACCTATGGCAGAGGTAGCGCAGTTCTCTGTTGCTGACTTCTTATTGATAGGGCCATCGTTGCGGAACTCTTCTGCCCAATCGTTAGAAATCAAGTGCCATACATTGCCATCACGGACATGGACTTGAGCCTCGATCAGAACGCGATTCTCATTAGAGGTGTGGATCTTGGTGGTGATTCTCCCTTTGTCTCCATATGCCTTACGGAAAGCCACAACGCGAGTAGTGACCTGCGCGTAGAGTTTTCCCTTGATATTGATCTTGTCGGAATCGGACAATGATTCCATGTGATTGATTGCTTCAAGCAGCTTGTTATCACTCAACACTATTCTCCTGTTTAAACGTTGCGAATTGGTCGCAGTAATCAGACACATCACAGAACTGCTCGCATCGTAAAGGTTGTCCTCGACGGTGATCTATTGTGTGTTTGTCTGCGTCTTTCTGAGCGGCGATGAATGTCTCCGCTTCCTCTTGCGAATCGAATACACGCACTGCGCGTACCCGCTTCTCCTTCATCACGGCAAACTTGTCATCACGCAACCAACGTTCTTCGTCGGTGCAGTCAGGTAGATTGCCAGCCCTAGCCTCTTCATGTGCAGCGATACGCTCCATCACAAACGCTTCAGTCTGCTCGATGGGCCAGAGTGGGATGTCTTGGATAAAGATGTCTTGAGATGGGTAGTCAGGCTTTCGAGCAGCCTCATGCTTACTCCAATCCTTGACGAAGTTGATGATCTGAAGGCCGCTTACCTTGATGCCGTTCTTGTGTGCGATGTATGCGTAGATGTTGAGTTGCTTCTCATCGCTATCATTGTTCATCACGCCATACGCTTTGCGCGTCTTGTAATCCTGTAAGACCCTTGTGCCATCCGGTTGCACATGCTGTACGTCTATGGCACCTGATAACTTTATGCCGCTTACAGAGCAGTACAGGCGCTCCTCGGTGATGAAGTCAGGGTGCTTGGAGTCTTCGAGAATGGAATGCACGGCGGTGCCGAACAGAGTCCATAGATTCTGAGACACATCACGGAACATGATGTTGTTGGGATCGTCAAACAATGCAGCCATGCGCGGTGGGCGCAGTAAGCCTGTAGCTGAGTACGAGGCATCGCCCCGACTGTAGGAGTCTTTAGTGAGTGCAGCCGCTAGAGGCGCAGGCAGACCAAGCTCGTTGGTGTAGTTCATGTGTTACCCTGTTGCGAAGGTTGTGTGACGATAAGAACATATGGATAGAAAACAAGTCAAGCTAATTATTTTCGGATCTGCACAATCCAAAGCAAACAGCAGGCGGCTGGTCACGTTTGGTGGCAGACCCCGCATCATCAAGAGCAAGCCTGCTTTGCAGTTTGAGAAAGATGTGAAGGCACAAGTGCAGCCAATGGATGAGATGCTTGAGGGAGACCTGTCCTTCCACGCCGACATCTATTACCCCAGCCGTAGGCAGGATCTCGATCCCAGTATTCTGCTTGATGCGCTACAGGGTTTGATCTACGCCAATGACCGGCAGTTTAAACAGATAAGCAGTTGCAGGTATCTCGACAAAGAGAATCCGAGGTCAGAGATATGGATCAAGGAAATAGATCACGACGAAAATGGCCCACCCCCAAGCGACGGGGTATGAGGGTAGGCCGTCCTTCGCAACAAAGGAGTCATTTCTATAGAGATAGAGTTGACAGATGAATTAAACCTGTGCTTTTTTAATAAAGCAAGGAATCGCGCAAGGGGGTAAGACCGCATCTGGCGCGTAATAAATTAGCGGTAATGTCCATGCTCGGCTCCGTCCGATGTGACTCTCTCTCTCCACCATCCTCAAAATGAGGGGGGTTTGGGGGGAGCGTCCTTCTCTTTCCATCCGATGTGTTAAATATAACATTATAGATATGTATCTATATGCAGTGATGCACCTAAGCAACAAGGAAATATCGTGAGACCAGTTTACGAAAGTAATGCTGACAAAGAGCGCGAGCGCAAGTTAGCAAGTGTCGTAGCCAAAAGATGGCAAGTTGACGCAAAAGAAAATCCAAAGATGTATCCCATCGACTACTGCTTTGTTAACAGCAAAGGAGAGGTCGAGGGGTTTGGCGAAATGAAAGTTCGCACACACAAATTTGGCACCTTTCCAACATACATTTTGTCAGTTCATAAGGTCGCGGATGCGAAAGCACTTGCCAGCGCGACGGGTAAGCGTGTAATTTTAATCGTGCAATGGAGTTGTGGAACCATTGCAACGTTAGATCTAGACACAACACCAACCAAGGTTGAGTGGGGTGGACGGAAGGATCGGGGTGATGGTCAGGACATGGAGCCTATCAATCATTACGCCTTGGATGATTTCACAATCGCAACAACAGGAAACTAAACATGAGCGAATACGCTTTCGACGGGAACACAATCAAGCTAAAGCAAGCCGACTATGATCGGTGGATCAAAGCCTTCAAAAACATACCGAACCTAGATGCAGTTCTACAAAGCCGAGATGATTGGCTGACGTATGATGCTGAGATCAAGACGCAACAGCGTTGGTTCTTGAGTACCTCCGCATATCTGGCAAGCCAAGACAAGAAGGCTGCGCTGGAAAACAAGAGAGATCTGAGTGGTCGTAAGGTAAATCCTGACGGCACGGTTCGATTCAAAACGGCCCCGTAACGTGGGCTTCTACGATGAGTTGGCAAGCCTAGGGTTTGCCTCCCGCGATCTGCGCGAGGGTCAGAGCAAGATTCTGTGCCCGTCATGCAGTGATACCCGCACAAAAAATAAACACGAAAAGTGCCTGAGCATGTCCATCGACGGAGAGGGGGCGCAGTGGCGCTGCCATCACTGTGATTGGGAGGGCAACGTCTGGAGAAATACAATGCAAAGTCCGTTTAAACAGAAGGTGGAGAAGAAGGTTCCGAAGATTCCTGACCTGAATGAGTTGAGTGAAGGGGTAGTGAAGTGGTTCGCCAAGCGAGGAATCTCTGAAGCCACGCTGGACATGGCTGGAGTTGAATCGGGTGAGGCTTTCATAGGTGGGGAGCGCAAGAACGCAATCGCATTTGTGCATAGAGACAAGGATGGCAAGACCATCAACGTGAAATTTCGCACACGAGACAAGGAGTTCAGCCAGATCAAGGATGGGCATCGCTTGCCGTATCTCTGGAACATGGTGAACACGGATGAGCCGCACCTCATTATCACGGAAGGCGAGGTCGATGCGTTGACCTGCCTAGAGGCGGGACTGAGCAACGTCATCAGCGTACCTGATGGTGCGAGCGACAAGAAGCTCAATTGGATTGACGAGTTGAACGGTGAGTTGAATGGGTTCAAGAGGATTGTGCTTCTCACGGACGGGGATTCCGTGGGCATAGCTATGCGTAACGAGCTTGCGCGTAGGCTAGGGAGGCACAGATGTTGGCGGGTGGAGTGGGACGAGGGATGCAAAGATCCGAATGATGTGTTGATTGGGTACGGGAAGGAACGCCTGCGTGAGTTGGTAGAAACCGCAGAGCCGTGGCCCTTGAAGGCATTGCATGAAACGAAAGCCTATGCCGATGATGCGTTTGCTCTATTGAATGGTGAGGTGAAGACGGGGATCTCGACAGGGATTACCGCGATGGATTGGAATTACAAGGTGAGGGCTGGTGAGCTAAACATAATCTCCGGCGCTCCGGGCGTTGGCAAATCAGAATTCATGGATCAGATCTGTTTAAACCTTGCGTCAGAGCATGGCTGGAGATTCGCGGTTTGCTCGTTTGAGAATCCAGTTGATGAGCACATCAACAAGTTGGCTGCTAAGTACATACGCAAACCTGCGTGGGATACACAGACTGGGCAGAAGATGAGCCATGAGGAGTGGGGCAAGGCGGTAGGATTTATCGGTAGCCATTACTACTGGATACGCTCAGACGATGAGGCACCCACTGTGGATTGGTGTTTGGAGAATGCGACTGCTTGTGTGCAGCGATACCCAAACGTGCGCGGGCTGATCCTTGATCCGTACAACGAGTTCGAGCATCGCAGACCAAGCGGGTGGACAGAGACCGAGTATGTGTCGCAGATGCTTGCAACATTGAAGCGTTGGGCAGCAGCCAACGAGTGCGCGATCTTCCTTGTGGCGCACCCTGCGAAGCTGAGAAGGAATCAAGACGGTTCGTTCCCAGTGCCAGAGCCATACGACATTGCTGGATCAGCAAACTTCTATAACAAAGCGGATAACATTTTGATTGTGGAAAGGGATTTCACGGAGGGTTCCGATGACATTCGGATTCATGTGAAGAAGATTAGGTTTAAACAGAGCGGGAGGGTTGGTTGTGTTGAATTGAAATACAACTATACCGATGGGACTTACCGCTCACCTGTGAAGATGAGCGGATAGGTGGATGGGGGGCGTAGCCCCCTATATTTTCTGGCCTAGCATCTCTTCGATCTCACGGATCGTTTCGTTGCGTTGCTCCTGCGTCTGCAAGATCCCGACCTTATCGTCAATGTAGTCCTTGTCTCCAAGGGCATCGACGGCCTTGATGACTTCATCGTTCATCTTCCATTTCAAGAAGTAGACGTACTGCCTACTCACTCCCTCTCGATTAGCGATCTGTGCAGGTTTCTCGTTTAAACGCAGTGATTCTTTGATTCGCTTGGTACGCTCTGACTTGTTGAAATCAACAACGTATCGCTTCACCTCATCGTACTTGCTGACACCCATGTGAGAGCGAAGCTCGTTGCGTACTGTGGACGGAGCCACGCCCACAACATCTGCGATGTCTTGCAGCTTCTTGCCTTGCTCACGCATGTGCATGGCTGCATCTATCCAAGGCTTATCCATCAGTAGTCCTCCGGCATCAGCATGGTCAGGGTTTCGTGACCAGCATCGAGGATCAGATAGGTACGCAGATCTAGGTTGCCTGCCTTCGGGTTCTCATCGAAGGGGTACACCCCGATCATCATCAGACCAGAGCGCAGGTTCTCTTCGTTCTCCTGCACATCTTCTTCGTTAAGGGTTCCGTAATCCGCCTCGGCAAACCGCCTGAGACAACCAGTGACATAGCCGTTTAAACACGATTTGTCTCTGAAGTATTCGATCAGATGGCTTTCGCAGTTGGCAGTGAGAGCAAATTGTTCAAGCCTTGCGAACACATCCGAGTGTGGTTGCATCAACACTCGATCACGATCCCGCATTGGTTCTTGCGTCACGCCCTCGCGTAACGTGTTGCCCTGCATATCTACTACATCACCCATTGTCTTTGCTCCTTATCTCAGCGATGAGGTTGTCTGCTAGGTCTGCGACCTTGACCATCCCATCGTCACGCTTTCTCAGCTTCGCTGTTTCTTTCTCTATCATCTTGATGATCTTCTCTTCGCCAAGATCCTTGGCAATCTTCGATAACTCTTTGATTTTCATTGTGTCTCCAAATGTTGCGAGGCACAGGCGGGATCTCTCCCGCACTGCTCTCGGAAATCAATCTCATGTGCCAGCCCAAACGCCGCGATAAGCAGCGCGACTAACACACCTGTCTTACAATTTTGGGCGCAAGACGTACCCTCAGTGCATGACTGATTCCATTTGCTTGTCGTTGTCCATGACGATGCTGATCTCATGTCTGGTTACCTCTCGTTCTAAAACCAATATGAGCGACCACATGATCTTTGTTTGAAGATCGAGCGGTATCTCCATGTCCCTCACGGTGTTCACGATCTCGCGGGAGATGTGTCCGTATACTGCATGAAGCATGACATGCGGATCTTTCACATCGGCAAGCAAGTCTTGTGCGTGTCGCTGAGTCTCTTCGACCATGCGATTGATTTGTTCTGTGATTTTATCCATGAGACACCTTCTCCTGTAGTTGCGTCAAAGTTTCGGATAGCTGGTGCGAGCGCACCTCTATCCATTGCGTCATTGGGTGAGTGACTATCTCGTCATCCTCCCGTCTTTCTAGGTATTGCCGACCGTTCTTTGTGAAGACTCGGCCCCCAACGCCTAATGATTTCAGCACTGCGTTTAAACGAGACTGTGTTGTTTTGGTGTGCCAACCAGCGTTGGTGATCCACACCTCACCTGTCTCGTTGTTGCGCCAAGCGATGGCATTGCCATGCAGGTACAGCGTGTTGTCATGTGACTCCGTGTTCGCCAGCTTGCCATCCCAGCCTCGGACAAACCTGCCCACGATCTTTTCTTCGATGCCATTCATTAGTCGAACCTCGCTACTTTTGAATTACCTTCTTCGTCCCGAAGGGCGATGATCCCTGCCTCGTACACGATGCACTCCAGATCCATGTCGGACTGACTACGCGCCCTCATAATGAGGATAGGGTCTAGGTCTGGGTCTTCCTCATATGAGCTTATGAGGCGGCTCTGCGGCCCGATGGTGCTGGGCCAAGGGTATTCGTTGAATCCGCCGAATCCATAGTTCTCGTCCATGATCTTGGACACACTGTCCAGATCAGTTCCCTGCTCAATACCTGCGAGGAAGAAGTCGGGAATGAACCCTGCACAATGCACCATTCCGTGCTTGTTCATGTTGGTGTGTGCTTCGTTGGGATCAAACGTCCATGAAAGCATCACGTTGGATGGAAGTATCGTTATCTCTGTCTGCATAGCAGCTCCTTGTTGCGTTTAAACATTTTCAAAATTAGGGGGTTATCGTTGCTTCGTGTTCATTCCAAGCTCTTGGTTCAACTCCTCGGCATACTCCTTGGAATAAACCTCGCGGCTGTTGAACACATAGATCGGAAAGATCCCTTCCCATGCGAACATATGATACTGATTGCTGGTATCTACCAGCCGCTCTTCTGCTGGATACAACTCAACGCCTTCCCAGTGATCGCCTAGGACGGCATTCTTGATGCGTTGCTTGGCCCTCCAATCGCCAAGCGGCTCGCGGTCTATGCGTTTGAATGATAGGTAGGTTGGGGTGTTGCCCTCAAAGCCATGCTGCTCATCCCACAGGACGCGCCGCACTACTTGAAACATGGGCGACAGGTAGCACTTGGACTCGGCATCTTCCTGCGCCAACACCTCGGCGTTGTGCCTGATATGGGCATCAGACCAAACGGCGGGGGCATTCTTCTTGATGAGCGGCATCATCTGCTCGACGGTGCGCCTTGGCATAGGCACTTCTTCAAAGATGAAGTCCTTGTCTGTGTACACTTCCATGCCTAATCCTCCAACTCAACTAAGTGCTCGAATGATTGTTTAAACACCTCAACCAAGTGATCGTAGTCACCTGACATCATGTTCGAGATTATCGGATCGGGACTGTCGCCCGTCTGCTTGCATATGTTTCGGGCTATGCCCATCAACGCAAACGCATTTCCATCAGGGCCACTAAGGTCTATTCGTATCATCACTCTGTCTCCTTGTTGCGAGTGTTACTAAAGTGTTTTCAGTTCGGGATTAACAAGTCCCAACAGCAACCCGACATCATTAGCCATGCTATGGTCGCCCACAGAATCGAAGTGACTCTGCGCTGCTACGGCAAGATTCCGAATGATATTTAGCTGATCCGCCTCTAGCTTGTACGGACGCAAGCTCTTTCTCAGGCTGTCGGTTGTGTAGGCGTTTTCAAGGCTCGAACCGAAGTGGGTTCCGTCTTCGTTGTATTTCGTCATGTCGTTTTCCTTGTTGCGTTTAAACGGCTTGTCTCATCAGTGCGCCGGTAGCCAACCGACACAGACCGCCAGAGGCGGTTTCGACTATGTTTCCAAAGACGCTCCGGTATCGAGATCCCACTGATGCACTAGCTTGTAGTAAATCTTCGCAAGGTGTTTGCGCTTCGCTCGATTGAAGGATGGGGTCTCAATGTATGGGTTGTGATCCACATCCTGTTTCGCCATTTGCTCTAGCAGGTGTAAGAGTTCGCCTCGCGCTGCGTCGAGGGGGGTTTCGTTGTAGTGATTACGCATGGTTTCTCCTTGTTGCGTTGTGTGTTACTAATGTATTACAATGGGATCGTGTTGTCAACCCCTGTTGCAACTTGATCGTTGTCTTCATACAAACCGTCTATGTCTCCAGCGAAACCGTCGCACAAAAACTCAGAGTCTTCAGGCTCGTTTACGCAGTCGCCGCCGCAATACTTACATTCGATTTGGTTGCTGTTGTCATTGTATTCAGCCATGTCGTTCTCCTTGTTGCGTTTAAACAGTACGCATATTTGCGTAATTCTTACGCTGCCTCGGTGTTGGCAGCGCATTCGTTCCAATGTCCCAGCACTGTATCCAGTGCCTCGTCCATCGTGTAGTAGCCCTTGTCGCCGTACATCGGGGGGATGTACATGGCATCGGCAGGCAAGTCATCGAACTTCTTCACTCTGCCATAGCCGCTCACATATCCTGAGTAGGTGAACTCCATGATGCGGAAGCAAACTCGGCGCAACATGGATGGATGTGCCAGAGCGAAGGCGATGCGGTCAAGATCAAGCACTTCGTCAGCACGTTTGACCGTGATGAAGATGCGCTGCTCGTCGTGATCGTAGCCCTCGGTGTCAGATCGCTGGCAGGCAATCAACTCCACACGCTGACCAGACTGCTCGATCTGGTCGATCAAAGCGACAATGGCAGAGCCTTTGCGGATCATCGCGCTGGCCTCGGTGCTTGATGTGGCTCCGATGTCAGCGTAGATCTTGACGATGGGCATAGCGTTGCGGTTGCTGGTATCGTCCATCCAGACCATGTGATTCGGGACACCAGCGCAGTAGCTTGGGATGCAAGCTCGCTGACCGGCTACGCCGTACTCCCAATCAGGACGTTTAAACGATGCCTGCTTTGCCTTAGCAAACTCAACGCCAGATCCGATAGCGTCGCGCCCTTCGTCCCAGCCGCTGATCGCAGTCTGCACTGCATCACCGAAGGTGCGAGTGCCGTAGAACTCCTTGGCTTCGCGGCCCTCTTTTTTGGTGCTGGCTAGGCCATCCCAGCCCTCGTTGGGTTCGCGGTGCATGTCAGCCATGCACTCGTCCCAGCTTGCGTTGTACTCGATGACCTTGGTCATTACGCTGCCTCCTGTAGTGCGTCGATGATAGAGAAGTCAACACCGTCCAAGACCTTGGTCTTGTCTGTGTCGCTCCAACCCTTGTCGAAGATCAAGGCGCTCATTACAGAGCGGAATGGCATACCAGCAGCCAGTGCCTTAGCGCCCTTGATAGAAGCCCTTGGGCTTACCACAAAGCGCATCTTGTGATGCTCAACCTGTGCCCTGATCGCTTGCACCAGATCAACCCATGCATCATTGCCAGCGATGCTACGCTCTAGCGCCTCGTCGTATCCCATCGGGATATAAGCGAAGCGGTCAAGTGTTGCCGCATCCATTGGATTGCGTCCCACATACTGGGCTGATGCACCATGACCGAAGGTGTTGGCTGATGCGATGATTCGGAAATCGGGGTGACGCTCGACCAGACCGCAGGGGAAACTAGCGAAGTCATTCGCTAGAGCAGCGTTGAGAGACAGCAAAGCGTTGGGATTGCTTGCGTCCATCTCGTCCATCAAGACGAGACCGCCATGTTTAAACGCCTTGTAGAACTCGGTCTCAACGTAGTTGCCATTGGCATCGTTGTAGCCTAGGAACTCGAAAGCCTGACCGATAGCGCCGTAGCAGTAGAACGGAGTGTCCAGCGCCTCGGCTATCTGCTTTGCGATGCTGGTCTTACCAGAACCAGCAGGGCCGACGATATACGCTGGCTCACCCATCGCCACCCAATCGAGCACAGAGTGAAACACTTCGTGAACTCGACCCTTGATCTGGATCGGATCGCCATCGTTGATGGTGATCTGGTGGGTGATAGTCTGCGTTGATGCAACCAGCGCCTTGAGATCCTCGATGTCCCCACGGAGATCTTCGATCACCTTGGCTGACATAGACTCGATGTCACCCTGTGACAGCGTAGCAGCCCCAGCATTGGGGCCATGCAGCCATAGGCTGACCTTCGCCTCTTCGGGCATCGTGGCTGACATGCGGTACATGGTAGCCAGCAGCGCCAGCTTGGAGCGATGCGCTGGGGTCACAATGTCGCCCTCTGACCGTAGGTCATTGAGAACCTTGCAGATTTTGTTAAGACGTTGGTGATGCGAAGCATCGAGTGTGGTAGTATGATCGAACATGAAATGTTCTCCTTGTTGCGTTTAAACGGATCAGGTTGAAAGCTAGTCAGCGACTAGCGTTCCGGCGAGGTGACATGCTGGGCATGTTGACTCGGGGGTAATCTTCGATTGCCACTTGGCTGACACTCTGGCGGTGAAGCCGCAGTCACTGCATTGCAGTTTGAGCATACGAGTGCCTTGCTTCTTGCGAAGCGATGGGTCGATCTTGGCATGGGGGTAAACCCCCAAGATGTCAGCGATCTCGGCCAGTGTGTCCAGCAAAGCTGGTGATGCGGGGGTTTGTGTCATAGGGCCAGTGAAGCCAACGGCTTTGGCGATTCGGGCAAACTCACCTCGGTGACCACATTCGATACCGGCCCAAACATGAATGAATTCATGTAGCAGGATACGAAGAACCTCGACGGGTTCATCTATGATGGGGTTGATGCAGACTTCCATAGTTCCATCGGAACTGACACTTGCATCGAATGCCTGACCTAGCACGACCTTGCCGGTCTTCGACCCACGATACCCGATAGGGAAGCCGCAGGTGACTCGATAGCGTCGTGATTGCCAAGCGTCGGGTGAGATACCAGCACTGGCAAAGACCATCTCAAACAGTAAAACAAGCGCAGCTTGTAACCATTCTTCTCTAGTAGTGTATGACTGCATAGCAGTTCTCCTTTGTTGCGATTGATGTAATGAACACAATCGAAAGCATTCTTTGAATGCTCTCTGTTGTATGCACAACATTCGTAAATCTATCGTCTCGTCCAGATAGCTTCGCTATCCTTCTGGTGCGCCACGGGCCTCATGCCGATCTGCGTTCACACCGAGCCGGTTTACGCCATTGACGATCTTGTTAGCCTCCAGAGTAGATGTCTCCCGACATCTGGAGGTGACTCCACCGCCCCGACATCCTTTTCCCAAGCCTTCGCAGAATTGCCTTGCACACAATTCCAGCTTGCTACGTCCCGATCCGCCGTGAGATCGAAACACCGATACCTGATCGGAGGTGGTCTACACCCATTCAGTTGCATAAAGCTGCCGCCCCGCATCCGGTTGACGGTGAGCTGACCTGTTGAGCGGTCAATCCGTCGATGCCCCACCATTAGGCCCAGCTTTCGTTTAAACTGTCAACTAGTTTTTTCCAACTGGGTTTTTTACCCTAAAGGGTAAGTCGAGGAGTTTAAACGGGTCGTAGGCGTAATGGGTAAGCAGGTGACGGTGAAGGAGCGCCTATTTGCTAGGTATGTGGCCGAAGGCCGTACACAAGCAGAGAGTGCGCGTATGGCTGGCTATGCCAGTAATCCAGACAAAAAGGGTAGTGAGTTGGTTAAAAAAGCAGAAGTCGTAGACTTAATCAATCAGCGGGGCGCTGAATTAGCCGAGGATCGGGCTGTTTCACTTAGTGAACACCTCGATACACTGGCCGCTTTGCGTGATGATGCGCGAGACGCTGGGCAATATAGCTCTGCTATACAGGCCGAGCACCACCGAGGGAAAGCCTCTAGGCTTTATGTGGAGCAGCAGGCGGTGGTTCGTGCTGATGCCGACTCACCTTCGGTGATCTTGGAGCGTTTAAACGGATTGTTGTCTCGTGATCCCGTCGCAACTCAGGACTGACGCGCATAATGCGCCTAGGAGTCCCATGCATAGCGCGTTTACACGCACCGGCAGACCCCCACACACCCGCACACAGCGCAGGAGTCCCGCACATACACATACATACAATTATCTACAGTCGATCACCCCACTTTACAAACCCCACCCCTTAAAACGAAAACGATTATTGACAAAAATAGTGCGTAAAATTTTATATTTACTAAAATCATTTTGTAAACGTTGGGCGCAACATGACTATTGATATTGACAAACAGCTTTCTGACGTACAATCGTTGTTGACACCTGATCGCCTAGCAGCAATGACTGCTTCAGAGCGCAAACAAGTGATGGATTTGATGAAGGCATTGGAGATGTCGGTACGAAGGGAGAAGTCGCAAGAAGAGTTTTTGTGTTTTTGTGCTTCTGTATGGCCTGCATTCATTGAAGGTGGGCACCATAGGAAGATGGCTGAGAAGTTTGAGCGTGTTGCGAGTGGGGAATGTAAACGCTTAATGATTAATATGCCCCCTCGTATGGGCAAGTCTCAGTTGACCTCTTGGTTGTTGCCTGCATGGATCATGGGCAAGATGCCTGACAAGAAGATCATCATGGCATCCCACACCGCCGAGCTTGCTGTTCGGTTTGGTCGTATGGTTCGTAACTTGATTGGTAGTGAGGAGTACAAA